GCAAGACTAAGAATTACTTTTGCAAACTCTTCAAACCCTATATTTTGAGCAAGTTTTTCTAATTTTCTTCTTGCTACATTTAGCTCTTCATTAAGAATTATATCACTTAGTTTCATTAAAAAAATCTTTTCGGTAAAATTTACCTAATATATTATCGTTAATATGAGCACTATGTTTATCTTCAAGCACTTCATTTATAAATAGGTGCTTTACCTCATAATAGGTTAGTAGTTTTTTATTAGGTACAAATTCTAAAATTCTTTTTTCCCAATTCTCTTGAGCATTATCTTTTTTAGAAAGAGCAACTACTTCTTTTTGTGAACCAAAATAGTCTTTCCAGTCTGATTCAGTTATTACTTTTTGTTTGAGAGGTACACGTCCTTTCATTCCTTGCTTGGCTCTTTCTTCTTTTAATGCTTGAAGTGCTCTTTTTCCTAATCTTTTATTGCGTTCAAAGAATAGAACTTTTTTACCTATATATCGAGTATCAGTAGGTTTATGTTTAACCTCATAGATAAACCCATAGGTTCCTTCTGGCATATCTGAAATATCAGTGATTAACCTCCCTTGGTACATCCAAGAAGGTCTTGTTGGCATTTTTTCCATATTTTGTTAGTCGCTCTAAAACTGCTATTATAATAATTGATTAAGCTTATAGAAAAGTTCATCTATTCTAGCTTTATTCTCATCTATCATTTTTTGCTGATCTTTGATAGCTTCTATCAATAACGCGACAATTTTTTCGTAACGTACTGCCTTGTACCCTGTATCTCTGTCGACTACAAGTTCAGGGAGTACTTTTTCTATTTCTTGAGCAATAACTCCTATATCATGTCCTTCATGCTCAGATTTATCATTCCAATCAAATTCATATCCTCCTATCTTCTTTAATTTATCTAAAGCAGCATGTATAGGATTTAAATTATCTTTTAATCTTTCATCAGAAGAGTAGAATGCTGTAACGTCTCCTACTACATTAAGAGAACCTGAAATGAATCCTGTTCCTCCTACTACCATTGATCCAGAAGCATCTACTGAGAATGGTACAAAGTCGTATGTAGTTCCTGAGTAGTAATCTCCTCTTCCTGACACTACGGCAAATTTATCAGTAGTTGCATCATCTCTTATACCAATAACTACATCACCTTGAGACCTACCTTCTAATAAAGTACCTCCATTACCACCTATCAGACCTATAATATCTGAATGAGCTGATGCAGTGTAGTCTCCTAATAAGGTATTATCCATTGCTAAGGTAGTACCGTTCCAAGTAAGGTCAACTGATGCGCTTAAACTACTTGAAGCAAATCCTGCTGTTACTACTCTATGTGGTGCAGGGAAATGAACAGTAGCTCCTCCGCCACCGCCACCGCCGCCGCCGTACGAACCGGTGTAGTATAGTCTACCATCAGTAGTATTAATCATTACAGTTTTATAACCGATATTAGAACTTTCTGTAGTTCCTTTACCGAATAAAATACTACCTGTAATATTTCCTGCTGTTTTAATATCACCTACTGCGGTAATAGTTGAACTAGCGTCTACAGCTCCATTTATATCTATAGTAGTTGCTGTAAGATCTATCTCACTTCCTGCTGCTAATCCTAAAGTACCATCAGCTACTGAGTAAACATATTCACCTCCATTATCTCTAAATGCAACTTTACCTCCACCTGCTACTACTACATCTGTTCCATCGAAAGTTAAATTAGTTTCTCCATTTATACTATCAGTACCAGTAGAAGTCAATACTCTATTATCAGTAGCGTTTGTATAAGTTTGTACCGGTAGACCAGTTAGATTAGAACCGTCTCCAGTAAACGAACCAGTAAACGAACCAGTTAAATGAGTACCACTTACAGCTCCGTTATTTAAAAAGTTAGAACTTGATACATGAGTAGCTGCAACAATAGTACCTGAAGTTGTTGAAGGAGTTGTTCCTATACCTAAGCAGTGAGCTCTTAAATGGCTACTAAACGTTGAAGTACCTGTTCCGTTTACTTCTAATAATCCTGAAGAAGTAATACTACCTGTAATATCTAGATAGCCTATATTAGTTAAGTCTCCAGTGTTAGTTAAATTACCGGTATTGATTACGTTACCTTGATTAGTTATTGAACCGGAGTTATTTATCGAACCTGAATGAGTAATTGAACCTGTAGATTCAAAATTACCTACTTGAATAAAGTTTCCTGATTGAGTTACGGGTCCTAATAGATGTAAACTACCTGTAAACTCATGAGTATCGTCTGTCGAATCTCCAAATTTATTAGATCCTGATTCATAAATAATAGACGAAGTTACAAACTCAGTATGGAATGTTTGTGCTTGTACAGACCCTCCTACAGTTAAATCTCCTGTAATATATCCTGAGCCTGTTACTTTTAAATGATTTTGATCATAATCAAATAAGAAGTTAGCAGATGAACTAAAGCGACATAATGATCCTGAATCTGCACTACCTGATTTAAACTGTACTTGATAGTTGTTACCTGCTGCGTTATTAAAACTTAATACGGTACCTGTATCACCTGATGCAGTGGTAAATAAAATAAGTTCAGATGGAGTTACAGAAGAAGAGTAATAGAAGGACCTAAAGTTAGTATCCAACTCTGAATGCGTAAGCGCACTACCCTTTACTGATCTAATCGTTATTGCCATTATAATTTACTTTCTAAATCTTTAACTCTTTGTTCTAATTCTTTTATACTTTCGATTAGTACAGGGACTATACCACTGTAGTTTACCGAAAGATAGTCATTATTATCTTTATAAACAACTTCTGGAATAGAATTTTCTATCTGTTGTGCAATGACTCCTAATTCTTTTCTATCTGGTGATTCTGTTCTATTAAAACTTACACCATTAGAGCTTATAATTTTACCTAGTGCTCCTTCTATAGGTTTAATATTTTCTTTTAAACGTTCATCAGAATTAGATAGTACTGCTTGAGAAGCTCTTATACTACCCGAAACTTCTAAATTATACGTTAATGGTAAATCACTATCAGAAGTATTCACTCCTAGTGAAGAACCACTCATAATTAATGCATTTGATGATGTAACTGCGTTACTACCGGTATAAAATAAAACTTGTCTCGCATTACCAGCAGGCAGTCCTTTTACTAATGAAATAGTATGAGAAGACGCATTGATAGGAACATTAGCACTTCCAGTATAATGTAACCTTAATAGAGTACCATTTACATCAACTGAACTAGAGTAAAAGTATTGACCAAAATTTTGATCTAACTCGGTATAAGTAAGTGCGCTTCCTTTATTTGCTCTAAAAGTTATAGCCATTTTAAATATCTATTTTTACTTCAAAAGTCATATCAGCATGAGTTGACTTAGGTATTGGTTTATTTGTTTTCGCAACTGCTATCAATTCATCTGAGTCGTTATATAATCCTATAGTTGTTATATAAGGAGCAAATGAACTACCAGTAACATTACTACTTATAATGCCTTTTGAGCCTGTTACAGCGCTTGGATTGTATGTAAAATTCATTTCTGAATCTCTTACAACACAACTAACATTATATGTATAAATAGGTACGTTTGATTTCCATCGCAATTTATGTCTAGAATAAGTACTTACGTATCTAGCAACATCTTTATTTGTTATAATCGCCTGTCCTTGATTATAAATAATATCGCCTACTACTTTTTGAGGTTCTGTATATTTTAATTCAGATCCTGAAAATATTAAAGCACCGTCTCCATTATCTATTATTTCTAATCTTTGTTGGTCTTGAGGTATATCTACATACTGACCTGGATCAGATGTTAACGATTCAGTAACGTACATATCAGCAGAAGAACTTCCTAAAGTATGAATACTTTCAGAAACTATATACTCCTCTGTAATTAATGGACCTGCTCCATACCAATAGCCAATATCTTGTACATAATTATCTTCCCCTGAAAAATAATCTCCTGCATAACCTGATTGAACAAATCTATCTGCTGCTTCAGTTATAGGAGATAATTTAAAAGTTCCCGGTTCAATATGTGTTCCGTAAGTACCTCTAGGAAATGATATTACTGCTACTTCAGTTCCTAAATCTCTTGAACCGCTTAAAGTAACAGTAGACTGTAAGCTCAAATCAGCAGAACCAGAAAAAAGACCGTCACCTATACCGTCTCTATAATATAGTTGATTGACACTATCATAAACTAGTTTTTGGTATCTATTATTAAGGTAGTCTTTAGGATAAGGATAGCCCGGTGTAGAGCCTGAAAAACCTCTTAATGTTTCAATATTATAACCAGTTACAGTAGTCCCATCAGCACTCCATTGCTTTTTAGCAACATAGTCAGAGACATATACGTCTTGTCTGTTTAATTTTTTGTAGGCGCTCATTCATTAATAATCAAGCTTAATCCTAATAAGAGCTTCTTTAGTAAAGTCTTTTAACAATGGTCTAGAAAGTTTAGCTACTGCTAATAAGTCGTTATTGTCGTTGAAAAGTCCTACTTGAGTAATATAAGATTGAGGTGTATCAATCATTACATTATGTCTTAACTCTCCTGATCCAGTAATCAAAGATGGATTAGTTGAATAATTAAACTCAGAATTCTTTACTCTTACAAATACGAAGTTAGACGAAATAGTTTCTTCTGACTGTACTCTAAAGTTAGCTCCTCTTACAATAGCATTATAAAGTGTTCTATTATTACCTCCGTCAGCATTAGCATTTAAAGTTACTGGAAAGTCTATTCCTAAACCTCCTCCGGTAGAACCGGTTGCAGCTGAAACTGCTTTGTTATTAATAAGTATAACACCAATATCTGGTAATAATTTACCGTATGAACCTGATTCAAAGCTGTAACCATTACTGTTGACTGTGGTATATAAATCACCTAACGAACCTGAGCATAATTCAAATACTCTACCTGCATCATTAAAAGTAACAGTACTTACTGCTTTACTATCATCGGTTAGTCTTAAATTTCTTAATTTACCATCACTTCCTGAATATTCTAATATTAAATCTAAAGTACCTGGTAATAACTTTTCTTTAAATCTAGATCTATCGATAGCTAATGCCCAGAAATTATCTGAGGAAACTCCACCGAAGTTAAAACTAGCTTCTTCATCTCCTAATACTAAACTTCTATACTGACCGTATATAGTTGAAGTAGGTGATGATTGACTTACTGAAGGATTAAAATCTACTCCTCCTCTTCCTAATCTATCTGCAAAAGCTATAGAAAACTGTGTTTTTGCTCCTGCAACGCTTGATTGTGTTTGAAATATATCGAAATAGTACTGACCAGAGGCTCCACCTGTTTGAGTAGAAGATGTAAAAAATGAACTTAAAGTAGTCTTATCTCCTGACCAAATTGGTGATGTAACCGATTCCGCACTTATTACTATATCGTCTTGATCAAATCTTTTGAATGACATATCTTATATATTAA